TGTCACGCGCTCGTGCAACTCCGACTGCGGTTCCGCCGCGATTGAACTCCGCTCGCAACTCGAGCCCACGAGCCGCGAGTCGCGCCATCTCGTCGGTCGGTGTCGTGTCGATATCCGACAACGCCTTGTCAGTCGATGTCGGATGCGCTGGTTTGATTTCGACTGGTGCAGGAGCGGACGCAAACGAAGGAAACGGCGGCGCGGGATTTCCGCCGAGCATCTGACCGCCGACGTGCAGTTGGTTTGCGTGCGGGTCGTCGAGTTCTTCGTAACCCTCCTCCATTCGCGCTTCGTTTGGCGTGCGCCACCCGCCCGCGACCGCCGCGCCTCGCTCGGTCGAGTCCGCTTGCCGATTGCTCGGCACGGCGTCGTCATAGGCGAGGTACGCGTCGCCCTCGATCCCGAAGAGCGGGAGCAGTCGAGCGTTGAGCGTCTCTTCGTCGAGCCGACAAATCGGCGCGATGCACGACTCGCGCCACGACGCGTAGCCCGTTGTCGCGCTCGCAAGGTTCGGGTCGTTTGCTTTCAGCATTGAGACTGGCACGCCGAAGACCGCCGAGATTTCTTCGACAACTTCGTCGCGACCGCCGAGATCTTTATTCGGGAACGAGAGCGGGACGAGTTGCACGTCGCCCGTGATCGCGACCATGCGTCCCGACTTCTGCGCGCCGCCGTGGAGCGAGCGCATCGACTCCTCGAAGCGACGAAGCGCAGACTCCGACGCGCCGCCCTTGATGATCGCAGCGTAGTCGGGTCTGCTCATGTTCTGCGCGAGCGCGAGATCCTGTTCGTGCATCGCCGTATTGAGTCGGATCGCTCCCCACGCCGCTTCGACTTTTCCAAGCCCGTAGTAAAGCGACTTGGGATTCGGTCGCTTGAAGTGAATGATCTCGTCCGTCTCGAAACGCTGCATCGACTGCGACGACACGCCGTACAAGTACGCCTCGACGAGGTCAGTCTTGCTCGCGACGATCGTCACGTGCTGCGCTGGCACTGTCCAGAGTTCGCTCGGAACGCCGAGGACGGGGTCGGTGACGACGTGCAGGTACGCGTTGCCGCACAACTCAAGAAACAGAATGCGCGTAACCGCGAGCCCGAATCCGTCCTCGACCTTGTTCGCTTTTTGCAGCAACTCGAGGACGGGATGCGCGTCGACGACCTCGACAAAGTCGCCCGCCATCGCCGCCGCTTTCATGACGCCGATCGAAGGCTTGCGCGTCGCATCGCCGAGAAGAAACGCCTTGCGAGAGCGCGAGACTTCGCGCGTGCGCCAGAGTTTGCGCTGTGACTCCTGCGCGTCCGTGCGCACGAAGAGCCGCAGCGGGATCGACGCGACCGCTTGCGCGTTCAGCGTCGCCGCCGCATACGTCCAAGAGTGAAATTCGTTGACCGACGCTCGCATCGAAAACGTCGGGGACTTCCCTCGTTGCGTTGCGTCCGACGCGATGACGCTCGCGACCATGTATTTGGTGTCGTCGGTGACTTGTTTTCGTCGGAAGATGTCGAGTAGTGCCATAGTCAGATGATCCTTACCTCGAGCGTGTTGACGCTCGCGACTCCGAGATGACGGACTGCGAGCGCGAGTGCGCAGACGCCGTCATCGTGTTGACCGCTCGGCGCACTGTAGCGCACGCCTGTCTTGCCGTACTCAAATTCAAACGCCTCCAACTCATCGCGAAGCCAACCGTCGGGGAACTCTATGCCGCGTGCTTGGATTTTTGCGGCGAGTCCCTCCATGATCTGCTGCTTCGACTGACTCGTGAACTTGAACGCCTCGACGCACGGCAGCGAGCGTTGCAACTCCTCGACGATCGGATCGCCGACGCCCGTTGAGTCGATGAGCGCGGCGGTTTGCCCGATGATTTCAACCAGTCGTGTGCGCGTCTGACCCCAGTCCGATTGCCAACGGTGCATCTCGACGACGCGACACTCGGAGTCGAGACCGATCGCAACGGTCCAGTCGTGCGACTTTGCGAGATCGACTCCCCAGGCGACAACGGGCGCGGTCGAGAGCGGCGCAACGCATCGACCGATCGCGGGAATGCCGAAGGGATTGCCGCCATCGTCTGCGGGCTCCGCGAGATAGAGTTCGCGAAACACGTGATCGGGGAGGTCACGCTTGGCAGACTCGACCTCCTCGCGCGCGATGATGCCCGCATCGACCGCGTCCCACGCCGTGAGTTTGTGACGCGCAATCTCGACGCCGTCGGCGCGAAGCCCGAGTTGATGCACCCAGTTCTTGCGACCTCGCACGTTGCCGATGATGCGGATTGGTCCGCGCGTCGCAGTGAGCGTCGAGCGAACCGCGTGGAACGCCGCGTCCTTTGTTCGTGTTGCCTCGTCCATCACAACGGCGTACACGTCCTCGCCGAACAGGTTGTCAGGATCGTCCGCCGATCGGAACCAAATCTTCGACCCGCTCGGCATCGAGAGCCACAGGTCGGAGTCGTGCGATGCCCATATCGTTTTCGTCGGGTCGGCTTGCAGGAGCCACTTTTTCGCGCGGTCCATTGCCATCTTTGCTTGCTGGTACACGGGCGCGACCCACCAGTACGCGTGACCCGACTCCTGGTCGTTCCACGCTTTCGCGATGAGCCAGAGCAGACACCCGACCGTCTTGCCGCACTTTGTTCCCGCTTCGATGACGACGATGCGCGCGGGGTCCATGATCGCGGCACGCTGCGCTTCGTACATTTTCGGGAGGATGAGCGTCGGGATGATCACAGCACGATCGGGTGAATCGTGAAGATCTCGGTCGGTGATCCGCCTTCGAGCCGCTCGATCTTGTCGCCCGTCGCGAGCGCGTTGATGTTGCTGTCGCGCATTCGCACGAGGACTTCAGCGGCGCGGATCCGTTCGCGCGCGTTGCCAGTCGCGAGGATGTGCGCGACGACGTTCGGCGCGGCTCGCATCGCCGCGTCGGGAATCTGCCACCCGTCGCGGATCGCCCTCGAGAGGAGCATGAGCGTCTCTCTCATGTGGTGCGGATCGGGTGCTGCAATATCGGCGTTGAGTTGTGGAGTGTCGGTCACGATTTATTTTCTGTCGAGAGCGTTGCGACTCGACCCGTCAACGACTCCCACCGCTTGACGATCACATCGCAGTACGCGGGACTGATCTCCATGCCGTAGCACTTGCGCTTGAGTTGCTCGGCGGCGATAAGGGTCGAACCAGAGCCTAGAAATAAATCCAGCACCGATTCAGCCTCATGGTTTCGTATCGCCTTCGTCGCAAGAGTTACGGGCTTTTGCGTTGGGTGGAATTCGTTGATTCCGTCCCGTGCCTCATCCCATACGGTCGCCTCGGTCGTTGCTCCGCACCATCGAAGCGTACTTCCCTTGGGCTTGCAATAAATAAACGGCTCATGTCGTAGTTTGTATTGCGCATTCATCGCCGCATATTTGGCGTTGGTTTTATTCCAAATCAAAAGTGAATGAATTTCGTAGTTGTTTTCTTTGAGTGCTGAATATACCTCAAGAGATTTTGAGCCAGCAAACCAAACATAACAAGCCCCATCGACGAACCTAGATGCAACGGGAAGAAATGCAGAATAAATATCCGCCGTTGAATCCGACTCTAGTTTTTCACGCTTGCGAACTATCAAAACATCGCCGCTATGGAAATGCCCACCTTCGTAGTTCACTCCGTACGGAGGGTCAGTGAACATCATCTGCGCCTTCGCCCCAGCCATTAGCCGCCCCACGTCCTCGGCATTCGTCGAGTCGCCACATAGCACCCGATGATTTCCGAGTAGCCACAAGTCGCCCGACCTAGTGATCGGGATTACGGGCGGCTCGGGTACTTCGTCTTCTTCGATCTCCTTGCCGTCAAGGATCATCGCCTCAATCTCGGCATCGGTGAAGCCCGCAATGTTCGCCAACTCCTCGTCCTCGATCTGGAGTGCCGCGAGTTGTTGCGCGAGTGCGGCTTCATCCCACTCGGCAAGTTCAGCCGTTCGATTGTCCGCAATGGCATAGGCGATCGACTCCGCGCCTTCTAGGTCTGTGCGGACAATCTCGACGCTTGACCAATTCAACATCTTCGCCGCCATCAATCGAGCGTTGCCCGCAACAACGATGCCCTTCGAGTTGACGACGATCGGAGTTTGCTGCCCGAATCGCGCAAGGCTCGCTTTGACAGCGTCGAGATTCTTCGAGTCGTGCGTGCGGACATTCGCGGGGTCGAGCATCAGACTCGCGATCGTCGCCGTTTCGTATTTCACTTCTCCTCCGCGACGTAGGACGGCGGGACGAGATACCACCCCTCGGGAATCTCGACTCGATTGTCGCCGAGCGTCCACTTGCCGCCGTCGCCGAGCGTGTAGAGCCGAGCGCGCGTATCAGGTCCGATCCGTGTCGGGCTCGACTCGGTCACGAGTACCACCCGCTGGCACGCTGCCGCGCAGACGAAGAGCGATACGACCACCAGCGCGGCGCAGCAAATCCTTGTCCTCCGTCGCATCGGTCGCGGGAGTGCCTGACCCGACGCGACCGATGAGCCAGGACAGGAGCGAATCGAAGAACGCTCGCGCAAGCGAGTACACGTCACTTCGCTCCGACCTGCTCGCTCGAGCGATTGTTGTCGCGTGCGCAGATGAGCCCGAGTCCCGCGACGACCGCCGCGATGAGCGCTGCAAAGTCGATGTTCGTTGCGTCGTCGCCGTCGGTCAATGCCTTGAGTGCCGCACCACCAGCGATGAGAATCGCCGCGATTCCCGCGCCTGAAGTTTTCCATGAGCCGCTTGTGAGTTTGTTGGTCATGCTCGGACTATACACCCATGATGACCGCAAGCGACAACAATGCGGCGATGAGCGCGACGTCAAACACGAACCAGACGAGTATGTGATTCTGCCTTGAAGCAGAATGAGCCTCACAAATCGCGCGCCATATGCGAGCGATTCGGCGGCACGAGCGCACTAGCGGACGCGCTCCAAGCGGTCGATCCGCTGCTCGATCGACGCGAGTTGCGCGGAGTGCGTCGCGTCGGTCGTCGACCCGTTGCCGATCAGGCGCACAAGGTCGGACGAGATACCGCGCAATTCGACGATCTGCAATGTTGCGTGGTCGAGCGTCGCGTCGCGGCGTCCGATCGCGGCGAAGATGCCGCCAACACCGACGACGAGGACGATCAGTTGAGCCGACTGGATCACAGTCGAGAGCGTGTTGCGTTGTGGGGCTCGTCGTTCGACCATCATCCGTTTTCCTTTTTCTTCGGGTTGCGCTTTGTGATTTCGTCGATGCGCGCGACGCAGTAGTCGTCGTTCGCGCTCTTGATCATGTCGCGGCACGCGAGTTGGTTTCCCCAGGACGCGACCTTCGCGCGCGTCCCGTCGCGAACGTTCTCGCTCCACAACACGATCACCGAATCCGCGCCGAGACTCTCGACGAACTCGGCGATGATGTTGCGCACTGCGGTTGTCTGCTCGTCTGCCATCGGTTGACTCTATCCACCTCGCGCGAAAACTATCGGCGCGACTTCAGCGGCGACGCTTGATTCTCGCGTCCAAGATTCGCGGTGTAGTCCCACTGCACGGTGCAGACGGTGATACGTGCGCCCGACGATCCCTCCGCGACGTACACGCGCACGACTCGGATCTCGTGGATCTGCGCGTCGTCAACGTAGGCGATGCCAGTCATCGCGTCCTCGGTTGAGCGCAAGAGTTTCGTCGCGTCTGGGCGCACAATCGGAACGTACGGCGCGCTCGGCGAGACTCGACCGTCTGCGAGGTAGTGCGACTTTGGGCGAGGCATTCGGAACTCGACGAAGAGTCCGACGGGCGGAGCGATCGGCTCTCGACCCGCGAACACCAAGCGCGCTTGCGCCGCAACCGCTGCTCGCCACGTTTTCGTTTTCTTCCCGCCCGCGCACGTGACGACGACCCGCCCAGTGCGTCGATTCAAAAATGCGTTCTTCGATCCGCCAGGCGACGGGACGCCCTCGACGTCGAAGGTCACGTGGTCGATCATGCGAGGCACGATAGCACGTTGCCCTGACCCATCGTCCGAGAGGTTATGCGTGATCATTTGCAATGCAGAACGATCGGCGGACGCGGAGATGCGCTACACGCCCGCCGACCTTCGGTTTTTCAACCGCTGCTCGAGAAGAATAGCACGCCTTCGGGCGCGATCGTCGCGCCTGTATATTCCTTCTTCTGACTCTAACTCTAACTCTAACTCTAACTGGCATTGCATTCGCATTGCCAACGCAATGCGTTCGCATTGCCAACGCATCGAATTTTCGCCGTTCTTTTTCAATGGATTCGGTTTCTCATTTCGCGCGCACCTCGACCCTCTGTTTCAACGTTGAGTTTTTTCGAGACAAATTCGTTCTGAAATCGTCTCGAGCGCACAATCGCGTCGCGTCACGTTCAGATGCCGACGCAATGCCAACGAAATGCGTTCGCATGAGTCGGTCAGTCTCAGAAAAGCGTCTCGCGGAACACGACGGAGCAGATCATGTTCGCTCGGTTGCGCGACGAGATTCGCGTCCTGCCCGTCGGCGAGATCAGCCCCTGCCGTCGCAAGTCTGAGCATCGCTTGTGAGCGGTGCAGTGGAGCCCCGCGAGCGTGACCGCCTCCTCGTCGGTGAGCCCATCGGGGTGTCGATCGTAGACGGCGATGAGAAGCCCGCAGTGTGACTGAACGGTCGTCAGTTGCTCGGCGGCGAGCGCGCTCGTGATCGGATCGGTGCGTCGGGAGAGGTGTTCGTTCATTTTCAATCCTCCAATGTTGCGATGAGCGCGAGTGCGTCTGCGACCATCTCAAGAATCGAGTTGAGTTTGTCCCGCTGCTCATCGTCGGTCGATGCCAGTGCGAGCGTGTTGATTTCGACAATGACGAGCGCGAGATTGTGAATCGCTCCAGGGATGGGAATCTTGTCGAACTTCATTTGAGCGACCTCCTGCCCGCTCGCTGCGTCGTCGCAAGCGCGACGTCGATCGAGACGCGCTCGACCTTCACGGGCTCCTTGACCTCGACGATGCGCTGCTCGGGCGGTCGTCTCCTGGGGATCGCGAGATCGTCGAG